ATCGAGAAGACCCCCCTTACAATACCATTGTGTATCGTAACGGTGGGCTTAACCTTGATTGGGAGCAAGAGAAGCGAAAGTTTTATGCCGAGTCAGGCTTAAAACACTGGTCAGGCGATTGGTAAGAGTATGAGCAGTGATTCACGTTTTTGTTTTGATAATGACGATAGGTGGTGCTGAAGTAGCCAACGATGATTGTCGTGAGGCTATGTGCTTCCGTAGTATCGACACCTGTAACAGCTTTGCCGCAAAACTAAGACAACGAGGTTCACCCAGTACCTCCGCAGCAATCACAGCATACTGCAAGCCAATACTGGTAGACCCGACTCAAGACGGGGTGAAAATCTACTAATGGCCGCAGAGATCGTAGCAGCAGTACAGATATGCGCCTCTGCATACCGCTTCATGAAGACGGCGGTAAACGAGGGTAGAGAACTGGGTGACATGACCAGAGCTTTGAGTAAGTTCTGGGATGCCCGAGAAGAGGTCAGTGTACTTGAGCAGAAAGCAACAAACCCAAGCAAGATTGAAAAACTGTTTGGCGGAAAGTCTGTTGAGAGTCAGGCTCTGGAGATAACGCTACAGAAGAAGAAAGCAGAGCAGCTAGAGAAAGAACTTAAAGACCTGTTCTACTGGACGGGTAACGCCAATCTCTGGCACGACATGATTAAAGAGCGGGGCAGAATACGAAATATGCGTATTGCCGAGGCCAAACAGAAAGCGCAATCAAGAGCGGCAATGATCGACATAGCTGCAATATTAGGGACATTCACAGTCATCTTTGTGGTGGTTATGGCGATTACTAGCGTAACGGTTGAATGATGGAATTTCAGACGGGATTCAATATATTTCTTGGCATAGTCAGCTTTGGTGGTGGATGGCTGGTCAATCGCGTGTTTGTTTTGTTAGACAGAATGGACTCTGATATGAAGCAGATACCAGAGAAGTATGTAGCTAAGGATGACTACCGAGAAGACATCCGAGACATAAAGGAAATGCTGGGCGCAATATTTAAGAGACTAGAAAACAAGGCTGATAAATAACGATGAACACCAACGTGTTAAACACTGCCTGCACTTGGGCCATGAAGGCATACAACAAAAAGAACAAGGATGCTGTAAAAATAGGGGGTGGCTGGACTGGGGCTGCGGCATATTTTGCCAAACGTCAAAACATGGACATCCTTGCGTTCCGAGGAACAGAAAAAGACATAAACGATATTATAGCTGACATAACAGCAATACCCGTACCCTACGCAGGCAGGGTATGTCACGCCGGATTTGTCATACAGCATGCTTCAGTGTGGAAAGAAATACTGACTCATATCGACTTCAACAAACCCCTGCTTATATGCGGTCATTCTCTTGGCGGGGCGTTGGCTGAGATATCTGCGGCGAAACTGGATAAAAAGCATAGCAATGTAAGCTTAGTTACATTCGGCAAGCCAAATACATTCCTGAAAGGCTTTAAGAAGCCGATGGAGCTTGATAATCAGATATCATGTGTAAACGGTAGCGATGCGGTTGCAAGAGTGCCACGCATCCTCTATGGCCCCTCATCTTCACAGACCCTGCTGTATTTCGGTAACTCTGGAGAAGACCACATAAACCCAAGCGTTGAGGTAAAGAAGAAAGACAGAGGTGGCTTGATGGACAGACTTGCTGATCACAGCATGTCTTGTTATCGGGACAGATTGAAAGCTTTTATAAAGGGACAGTCGAAATCGAATTATGAAGCGGTATTGACTGATGAAGAGCGTAGAGAGTTGGAGAAAATTGCTGATGAAATTGAACGCGAAGCTGATAATTAGTTGTGGGATTTTTGCGGTTTTAGGGGGCTGTACTTCTGTACAACAAGTCATAGATAACAAAGAGTTGTATTGCTCCCAATTTTACAAAGGCGTTAGGGCTGTTGGTCGTTCCGCCCTGTCTGCTACAACTGGGGTGGTAGTCCCAGATGTCTGCGACACCATTGACGATATCGTTGAGGAGGAAAACGCCGAAGGCGTGGACAAAAGCGATAGCTGATCTAAGGCTCATTATTCAAATGGTGTTGTTGTTCAAATGAAACTAGGCGGACTACTAAAATCTCTTGCTCCCACTATAGCCAGTGCGGCAGGAGGCCCAATGGCTGGAATGGCTGTCAAGATGGCGGCCACAAAGCTGGGTATACCAGACGCTACAGCGAATGAAATTGAAGACTTGATTGAGAAAGAGCCAGAAAAAGCGGTGATTCTCAAAGAGGCTGACAAAGAGTTCAAGAACAAAATTAGAGAAATGGAGATAGACCTTGAGTCGTTTAAGACAGAGGTCGAAGACCGCAAAGATGCAAGGAGCAAGTTTTCTGGCGATTTAACGCCGAAAGTTTTTTGCATACTGGCTCTCCTGCTATATGGCGCTTATGTAATGGCGGTAACCATCATGCCTCATGACCAGAATGACGAGACCATTATCTCGCTCGTACTGGGCCAACTGTCAGGCATACTGGGTACATGCGCTGCCTTCTTCTACGGCGGTTCTCAGAAGTGAGCAAAATGCAAAGACTAATAGACCAGTTAAAACGCCACGAAGGCGAAGTGATTACTAATGGACGACATGTCAGCTATAAGTGTCCTGCCGGGCATTGGACAATCGGCATTGGTCGCAACATTGACCCAGAGTCTGGGATCGGCCTCTCTGATGATGAGGTAGACTATCTTTTGCAGAACGATATAGAACGCTGCATAAAAGAGCTATCCTCTGAATATGCTTGGTTCAGCGATCTTGATGATGTGAGAAGAGAGGCAATCATAAACATCTTCTTCAACCTTGGCGCTACTCGCTTTAGGGGATTCAAGAACGCAATAGCAGCTATGGAAGAGGGTGATTACGCCAGAGCATCTACTGAGTTCTTAGACTCTAGGTGGGCAAAGCAGGTTGGTGGTAGAGCCTTGGAACTGACGGATATAATCAGGACAGGGGAATATGTTTGAGTACCGTTGCGAGATCGTCAGGGTCGTTGATGGGGATACAATAGATGCTTCTGTGGATTTGGGTTGGGATACTTGGATTCGTGGCAGCGGTGGTCGTATTCGCTTATACGGAGTTGACACACCCGAATCTCGTACAAGAGATAAAGAAGAGAAGAAGTATGGCCTCGCAGCCAAAGCGTTTGTCGAGCAGTTCTTTGAAGGCGCAGAAGAAGTAATTGTTTGCACGAGGGAGAAGGGCAAATACGGACGATACTTGGGCGATTTCAAAGTAGGCGATAAGTGGTTATGCGCTGAGCTTCTGAAAAACCATCATGCTGTAAAGTACGAGGGGCAAAGCAAGTCTCTTATCAAGGCTGAACACATGAAAAACAGATATCTTTTGGATTTGTAATGCTAGTCAAATACGAGTTTAAGCCCGGAGTTGACAAAGAAGGCACCCAGTTTACCGCTGGGGCTGGTTGGTACGACTCCGACAAAGTGCGTTTCCGAAAAGGCAGAGCCGAGCAAATAGGCGGTTGGCAGAAATACTCTATTAATACCTTCCTTGGCATATCCCGATCACTGCTTGACTGGGTTGCTGCTGCTGCAATCAAGTATCTTGGTGTTGGCACAACTCTGAAATTTTACGTCAACGAGGGCGATGCGTTCTACGATGTTACTCCAATCAGAGAAACCACGGCTGCTGGAGATGTGACATTCTCCGCATCGAACGGAGATGCGACTCTTACTGTTGCAGACGTTAATCACGGAGCTATTGCCAATGATTTCGTTACGTTTTCTGGCGCAACTACTCTTGGGGGCAATATTACTGCCGCTGTTCTGAATCAGGAATATCAGATAGCTACAGTCATAGACGGAAACTCATACACGGTAGAAGCCAAGGACACATCCGGGAATACTGTTACTGCTAACTCGTCAGATACAGGAAACGGCGGGTCATCCGTTGTCGGCGCTTACCAGATAAACACCGGACTCAATACCTACGTTGCCGCATCAGGATTTGGAGCAGGCACATGGGGCGCTGGAGGCTGGGGCGGTTCTACTGCAATCAGTGCAGGAAATCAGTTGCGTCTGTATTCGCAGGACACTTTCGGGGACGATCTGATATTTAACGTCCGTGGTGGTGGAATATATTACTGGGATGAAAGCTCTGGCACGAACACACGAGCCGAGGCTCTGTCTGACAACTCAGGAGCAGTGGGTGCGCCTATACTGGCTCTCCAAACGATGGTCTCGGAAAATGACAGACATACTATATGTTTTGGCTGCAACCCCTTGGGCGGAAGCAGCATTGACCCGTTATTGGTGAGATTCAGTGATCAGGAAAACCCTTTTGACTGGACTCCAACGTCAACGAATACTGCTGGCGGTGTTACGTTAACTGCTGGATCGTTCATTGTGGGTGCGATCAAGACAAGGCAGGAAATATTAATATTCACCGACAGCAGTATCCACACAATGAGGTTCTCAGGAAGTCCTTTTACCTTTCAGTTTGAGGTTATAAATAAGGGTCTTTCAATGATCTCGCCAAATGCCGCCACCAATGCTGGTGATCTGGTCTTCTTTATGGATCGCGGCGGGTTCTACTTCTACAACGGCTCTATCCAAAGGCTGACGTGTACGGTTCTGGATTATGTCTTCAGCAATCTGAACACGGAGCAGGAGTTCAAAGTATTTGCCGTGACCAACTTGGACTTCTCTGAAGTGGTCTGGTACTACCCCGTAGGAACCGGAAATACCGAGTGTACAAACTATGTGTCTTACAACTTTATGGAAGACTCTTGGGCGGTTGGCACTCTGACCAGAGGGGCATTTATCCCCTCTAAAACTAAGGATTTTCCTCTGGCATCCTCTGCGTTTACTGATACCGACTACAACTATATATATAACCACGAGAGTGGGTTTGATGCCGATGGCGAGGCAATGAACGCATTTATCGAGTCTGGCGGCGTGGAGATCGGGGATGGCGAGCAGTTCATGTTCATCAACCGAATGATCCCCGACTTTGAGTTCAGAGGCACTACTGCCAGTGCTTCTGTGGATATTACGCTGAAGGGCAAAGACTTCCCTTTGAATGATGCATCTACGCTGGCTACGGCTAATGTCACCGAAAACACGGGGCAGTCTTTCATCCGCGCAAGAACCAGAGAGTCTGTCATCAGGGTTCAGGGTACTGGCACTGGGTATGGATGGACTTTGGGAACCCTGAGATTTGACGTGCGACCTGACGGGAGAAGGTAATGGCTCAGAAGATTAACTTGGTTGTTTTACCTACGGCTAACCCAGATTACGACTTTCAGAACGAATTGACGATGAGAAGGGCTATTGAAAGGTCTTTCTCTGATGTCAGTGACGATTTCAGGTCAATTACCACCAAAACCGACAAGGAAGAGTCTTTGGCTCTCAAGCGTTACCAGTTCCTCCTGATGGGAGCCTCTGGTAATGGCTGATGCAATAAAGGTTCTTGGGCAGGTCGCTCCTGCTGCAACCACCACTACCACCCTATATACGGTTCCGAATCTGGCCCAGACAACGGTCAGTTCTTTGGTGATATGCAACCGAGACAGCGGTAATGCTACATTTAGGGCCAGCATACATGTTTCTGGCGCTGGCGCAGATAACAAGCAATTCCTGTACTACGACAAGCAGATAAATGGTCATGACACAATTACCGTAGTTATAGGAATAACACTTAATCAGGCAGACGTTGTTAAA